ACATTATCCAGTCATATGATTGCGGCTTCAAAGACGGCCACGAGAATGACCCAACTGGATCTATTACGCTGGCTGTGTTCAAGCCACTGGATGGTGGCATGTGCGTGATGGTGGCCGACTGCTGGCAAGATAAGCTTCAGTACCCTGACCTGCGCCCCAAAGTGATCGATGAGTATGATGTGGTTTACGGCGAAGGACGGGAAAAGAAACGAGTTGACCTGATACTGGTGGAGGATAAGGCGGCGGGTATCAGCTTGATCCAGGACTTACAGCGGGCACATCTGCCGGTGATTGGTTATAACCCAGGACGGGCGGATAAGACGCAGAGGCTGTCGATTGTGGCCAACATCATTCGAGCAGGCCGAGTGTGGGTGCCGGAGCACAGTAAGCGCAAGGGATACGTCAGGGACTGGGCGGAGGGGATGGTGAGCCAGATCTGTAGCTTCCCTGAGACGGCGCACGATGAGTTTGTGGACTGTATCAGCCAGGGCTTAAGGTACTTGAGGGATGCAGGTTGGATCAGTATTGACCCACCACCGCGGGATGAGTACGACCCAGAGGATGCTATAGATGCGATGGAGTTCAATAAGAAACAACGAGGCAATCCATATGGCGCATAAACGCGATTCAATCGCGGTCGGTAGACTTCGCACTGGGGTGAAGGCATAATCCATACATGAGTAAAAAACCCAATACTGACCAGATGAGACTAGCACTCCTAAACAAGGGTGGCATTGTGTCCCTACTCCGTAAGCATGGACGCCCAGCAGAGAGCGATATAGATGCAATGAGGAAGCTGAGCAACGGCCACAGGGTGTTTGTAGCGCATGAGCAAGACGAGGCACCTAGAGAGATTAAGTCAGTCAGTGAGATGCATGGCTACACGCCTGATCAGATATATACGGTTGATCCAAAGCATTTTGCTAAGGGTGGCATCACCCACGCCCATCACCTTGATATAGAAGAGCGACCACTATGAAAGAACTTGTAGGACAAGGTAAACCGTTCCACTCAGCTTTGGATAAAGCGGCTGGGGTGCTCAAACGTAAAGTAGGCACGGGCGCAGAGTTCATGAAGGAGTTGATGAGCCTGCCTGGTGTAAAGCAGACTGAGATAGCTGAGCGTGGATTGGGTGATGTAATGAACATGCCTAAGATGACGCATGAGCAGTTCATGTCGGCACTAAGTAGTAAGCCTGCGCCTGCAATCAAAGAGAAGGTGCTTGGCAAGATGAGCGACTCTGAGTTCTTAGAAAAGGCCAATGAAGTATCTGAGGATATTTATGGCGTGCCCTATGGACAGTTAGATCATGAGAAGCAAAGTTCAATTGAAGGTCACATAGATGAAGACACATCGCATCATCGAGGTCTAACATTACCTGGCGGTGAGAACTACCGTGAGATGTTGATAAAGGCTCCAGAAGCAAAAGATTTATTTAAAGGGGTTAGCTCACATTTTGGTGGTGAACCTGGCATCCTTGCAAGTATGCGATTAAAAGATCGTACTGGCCCCAATGGTGAGAAGCTACTGCACCTTGAGGAGTTACAGTCTGATTGGCATCAGAAAGGCCGTGAGCATGGATACATTGATCCAAATGAAATATGGAACATCACAAAAAAAATGATTCGTAATGAACCATTAACACAAGAAGAAAATAATAATTATGTGAGTTCTCAATATGGTCCAAAAGTACCCAATGCGCCATTCAAAAAGAACTGGGAAGAGATGGCACTTAAGCGGTTAATCCATCATGCTGCTGAGAAGGGTTACCATGGTATTGTTGTAACACCAGGTCATGAGCAGGCGGATAGATATAGTTTAAAACATCATGTTGGACAGGTTTATGCAAAGCCAACAGGCAATGGTAAATATGATGTAACCATTGATCAAAAAAATGGTGATGGATTTTATGATACTGCAAGAACAGGTCCTATAGATATAAATGAAATACAAAATCTTATTGGAAAAGAATTGGCAGAAAAAATAGCTTCTCAAGACAAAGAACATACATATTCTGGTCTTGATCTTGAAGTCGGTGGCGAAGGTATGAAAGGCTTTTACGATAAGAAGGTGCCTAACATCCTCAACAGCATTGGCAAGAAGTACGGTGTGAAAACGCAGTTGCATGCACACCCAATCAAAACTGAGCGTGAGCAAATGGTTCCTGACAATGCTGGCCTCGGAATGATTCGATCAGGCAAACCTGAGTATGCTCATGCACATCATTTCCCCATAACAGAAGAGATGCGCAAAGATGTACTGACTAATGGCCTGCCGCTGTATGCTGAAGGTGGTGGTGTTCCTAGCCAGCATAGGGCACAATTCGAGAAGACGTTAGCAGACCTTAAGATAAGGACTGAGCTCAATAAGAAGTACAACGACTTGTACGAAAAAAAGCGTGTAGAGAATCAACCGACTATTCAAGAGTTCTATGCTATGCATGGAATACAACACAAAGCCGAAGGAGGCGCCGTGCAACCATCCCTTAACCATATGCGCATGGCGCTAATGACCGGCGGTAAGATACCGTACACAGACATATCAAACATAGGCGCAGACGAAGCACCTAGCATGGGCGTTAAAGCGTTTATTAATCCTAATGAGCACAACAACATGGGGCCTGGTGGCGTACAGTTACCGACCGGTGGGATCGATATGAACCCGCAACAGCCTGGCCAACAGTTAATGCCACAGCAACCACAACAACAACCGCAAGGACAACCCTCCCCGCTCAGCGCAGGAGCATCTAGCCCATTACAGCAACCACCTAGCAACATATTGCAGATGACACCACAAGGTCAGGCAATGAATGCTATGACACCTCCTAAGATGGCTGAAGGCGGTCAGGTTGATGGCTATGCGTCTAAAGGTAAAGTAACCAAAAAAAGCCAAACGGTTAAGAATGCACAACGTATGGCATATCCAGGGATTTATAGTGATCCTAAAGAGATTGCGGCATTGGCGGCATCTAGAGTTGCTCCTGAAGATCCAATACTAAAACAACTGTTTGGCGTTACCCGTGCTGACATGTATCAGCAATCCAAGGGCCGTAAAGGTATGCCGCATCTGGGTATGTTGCCTGGAGCCGCGGCTAACCCTAAAGGATCTATGGCAACCGAAGGGGTGATGAATAAGCGCAACGAACAAAGATTATTAGATGTAATGCATGAGGCTGGTAAACATCAAAGTCTAGTTCATGGCATGGATCCTTGGTATTACATGGATCCGTTATTTAATCATATGGTTAAACTTCTTGGCTTGCAAAAAGCAACTGAAGAATATAAAAAGATGAATGCATTGATGGGTATGGCATCATCATCAAGTGAAGTTAATACTGAGATACCACGCGGTTCATTGGCTTATTACTTACAAAATCAAGGTCGATTTGATGAGTTTGTAAAGCATGGTGGCAAACGTGATCCAAATAGACCAGCAGACTTTGGAGAAGTTCCAGGGCACTTGGCACATAAGACAGCGCATGCTTTGCCCATGAAAAACTTTTTAACGCATGGTGCGGTTACTATGGAGAGCCCCAAGGTTCCGATGTACATTGAAGCATCTGGAGTACCTGCAACTGGATTCCAAACACGCACACCAGTAGGTGATGCACACTGGAGCCGTGCAGTTGGACTTGCTGATACACGCAATCCTAAGATTGTTAAAGGTGTAGAAGTTGTTCCTGGCGCAAGTGTTAGCACACCAGAGATGAGTCAACTTGGACCCTGGTGGCAACATAACATAGCGGCCAAGCTTGGATTGGAATCAGTGCCTGCACAAGCTCGTGCATGGGGAGCATTCTCTCCTCAAACTGGAGTGACAACTCCTATTGGAGCACCTAAGCTTGAATTAATAGCTAAGCAAATTGGTTTGACAGCTAAGCGTTTAGGTGTGACGCCAGAAACAGCTAGAGATATGGTTTTAACAGGCAAAGAGCGCATGGGCTTGAAAAAAGGCGGAAGTACAAAACTCTCCACAAATAAAGACATGATGCAATTAGAATTGATGCGCAAACCTAAAAAGGCTAAATGATGGATCAAGAACCAGAATACATTGAAAATAAAGACGGCAGTGCTAATGTCACTATGCCGGAAGAGGATCTTGACATTGAAGAGATGCCAGATGGGAGCGCGGTTGTAAACACTCCTAATGATGGCCCAGAAGAGAATCCTGACTTCTACGGCAACATGGCGGATGGTTACGCTGAGTATGAATTAAACACGTTAGCGTCAAGGTACATTGATCTACTCAGAAAAGACAAAGACGCACGTGAGCAAAGAGATAAGCAATACGAAGAGGGTATTCGCCGTACTGGTATGGGTAATGATGCGCCAGGTGGTGCAACGTTTATGGGTGCATCTAAAGTTGTTCACCCTGCTATGGCAGAAGGCTGTGTAGACTTTGCCGCCCGTGCAATTAAAGAGATGTTTCCGCCAGATGGTCCAGTCAGAACTAAAATCCTTGGCAAGATGGATGACATCAAAGCTGAGCGTGCTGAGCGTAAGCGCGATTATTTGAATTGGCAGATTACTGAGCAGATTGAAGAGTTTAGAGACGAGCAAGAGCAGTTGCTGACACAGTTACCGCTGGGTGGCTCACAGTACTTTAAGCTGTGGTTTGACGAAGAGAAAAAGCGCCCCTGCGTTGAATTCTTACCGATTGACCGAGTGATCCTGCCCTTTGCGGCATCAAACTTCTACACGGCTCAGCGTGCGGCTGAAGTACACGAGATCACGCACTGGGAGTTCAATCGCAGAATAGCAAGCGGTATGTACCGTGATGTGGACGTGACTAGGGCTACACAAGAGATTGAGCCTAACCGCGTACAAAAGGCTAATGACAAGATTGAAGGTAAGAAGTACGAAGACAATGAGGATGGACTCAGAAAGGTCTATCACATCTATACGTACTTAGAGATGGAAGAGGACAAGTACACCAAAGGCAAGATGGCACCGTACATCTTGATGGTGGACGAGTTAAACCACCAGGTGATTGGTCTGTACCGTAATTGGGAAGAGCAAGACGAAACCATGACCAAGTTGGACTGGATCGTTGAGTTCAAGTTCATACCTTGGAGGGGAGCATATGCAATCGGTTTACCTCATCTTATTGGTGGTCTTAGTGCCGCCCTTACTGGTTCGCTTCGCGCTTTACTTGATTCAGCGCATATCAATAACTCTGCAACGATGCTTAAGCTCAAAGGAGCAAAGATCAGCGGACAATCGCAACAAGTAGAAGTTACGCAGATTGTTGAGATAGAGGGAGCCCCAGGCGTTCAAGACATCAGGCAGATTGCTATGCCTATGCCTTTTAATCCTCCTAGCCCTGTACTATTCCAACTGTTAGGATGGCTAGATACGGCCGCTAAGGGCGTTGTAAGCACAAGTGAAGAGAAGATAGCGGACATCAACCAAAACGCGCCTGTAGGTACCACGCAAGCTCTTATTGAGCAAGGCGCCGCAGTGTTTAGCGCGATTCATGCACGCTTACATGAGTCACAAGGCCGTGTACTCAAGATCCTTTGCAGGCTCAATCGCTGGCACTTGGATGAGATGCGCAAGTCTGAAATTGTTGCGGATCTAGAGATTAATAAGGAAGACTTCAGCCGTAATACGGACGTTGTACCTGTCTCTGATCCACACATCTTCTCTGAAACACAAAGGATGGCTCAGAATCAGGCTGTACTGGCTTTAGCTGAAAAGCATCCAGAAGAGTTCAACATGAACAAAGTTCTGGCCAGGTTCCTCAAACAAATGAAGGTGCCTGACATCAATGAGTTGATGAAAGATACGCCTGCACCTGAACAGCGGACGAGTGCGGACGAAAATGCGGCGATGTTGTTGGGTCAGCCTGCGTATGCTTATATGCAACAAGACCACATTGCGCATATTCAAGATCACTTGCAGTTTGGCATGAACCCATTTCTGGGTCAGTCACCCTTTGCTGATCCTAACT